TCAGGCTTGTACGAGTTGCCGCGACCCGTGCGGCGCATCCATGCGCGTATCATCGCATCACGGTAACGCACGCCATGCGCGAAGCCTTGCGGTGTTGTATAGATGAAATTCATTTCGGCTTACTCGTGCGTCACATACACGTTGTCGTCAGCGTCGCAGTGTTCTCCTGCCTTCTCTACCATCCAGCAATCGCCATCCTGCTCGAATCGCCAGACTGTCCCGCTGTCGTCCGTGGCTTCGGCATTGTCCAGCACATCGGACCAAACATCCCAATACAGCTCATGGTCGGGACCTGCCTCCAGAATCGCGAAGTCTTCAGCAGTGACACCGGTCACGCGCTCGCGGTCTATCGTGTTGGCCCAATCGCGCGGAATGTAGATACCGCGCGCATCAGACAAGAAGCACTCCCGCTTAGCTTCGCGGCGCGTCCACACGTCATACTCGTAGCGGCGCGCGTTTACTAGAATCACGTCAAAACCTTCCGCGCGAAACTCCTTGAACACGTTGCGCAGCCTATTGCTTGGGTCGTGTCCCGTTACACTCTTGCCGTAGCCAATGCGCTCCAATTCGTCAGTGTCAAACCAGCTTGGGAGCGCGTTGTCTTCATCGTTCACTGCGGTTTGTATCCACTCTTGCGCGTCGCTATCTGGCGTGAGTGTGTCTCCGTCAATAAGGCGCGTGCGAGGCCCCCAACACATCGAATCTGGCTGCGTGCGCCATGCTTTCGAGCCGTTGTTGTGGTCAACATACCACTCGTCTGACCATTCAAGCTCGTAGCCTTGGCTTTCGAGCCTATCTTGCAAGCTCTTGGGAATGTCGTTCCAGTCAGCCAGCAGAATGCATTTCTCTGGATCAGTGTATCCAGGCTCACCATACGTGCTAGCGAAATCTAACTCGCGATTGTTCACATCACAGAATGCGCGCAGCGCTTGCAGCGTGAGCGAATCGCGCCGTGTTTCATCGGTCGCAAAGCACGGGCCGCGCTCAGTGTCCCGCTGTACCTGCCAAGCTGGCGTGCTGCTATGGTGAGTCTGCGCGCGGCGCGCGTTGCGGACTGTAAAGCTCATGTTCGATTGCTCCGTTGTGGGTTAGCGTCTAATCGAATGGCGCGTACGGGCCGCGCCACTCTGTTAGGCGTTAGCCTTGTGCGGGAGCCTCCTCCTCGTACACTTCAACGCACTGCGCGCGGTCGCGCCCCTGAGCGTTGCTGTTATAGGTGAGCTTGAACGTCTGGCCCTCATCGCAATGCTTGGCATGCGGCTCTACAGCCTCAGCAATCTCCCAAAAGGCATTGTTGGCCGCGAAGCGTCCGTAACGCTCCCATTTGGCGCGAGCCTTGCGGTAACCCGTCCGCATGCGATGCATGCACAGCGCGGCATACTCTGCCCATTTGGCGCGAGCCTCGGTGCGCTCTGAGTCATCGAATTCCGACAGATAGGAGCGCTCAGCATGGCGCATGATTTCTTGCAAGCCCTCGTCCGCGTCGCTCGCCTTGGTGCGCAGCCCTACATACTCAACATACGCGCCATAGAAATGGTCTCGAAACATGCGCGTTACGTCTGAGGCTATATTTTCCTCAGCGCTATACGCTGAACCAACGCCATTGCGGCTCAAGTCTGAGTGTTGGCCGCGCACATACCAGATTGCACCGAGGGCTTCTAACTCATCGTCAATTGAGCCTATGCGCTCAATGCCGTTGACGTGCTCTATCAGGTCATGCGCGATAAGCAAGCCTTCGCTTGCGCTGTTTACTTCTCCATCGGTTGGCCGCAAGCCTTCAATGACTAGACCGACAACGCCAGTCTCCTCATCGCGCCGTGCGACCAACGTCACATTGAACTTTGGCATATGTGCCTCGTGCTGTTAGACCAGAGCGGTTTGCTGGGGGCGATTTGCCAGCAGCTCTCGCGCGGTACGAATCGCGAAATTGACAGTCTCGACAGCATCGTCGGACTCCATCTCGCCGTTCATCTCTTCGTCTGTTTTCATGCGGGCGAGATGCTCGAGAAATTCTTGCGTGTTCATTGTCATGTTGGTTACTCCTGCCTCATGCTGTCGTAGCTATCCCATAGCTCTACCGCAGTCAATCCAACGAACGCATTGCGATGTTGGGTATAGCGGTAGTAACGAGCCGGATTGTCCTGAGCAAGCCGCCATTGCGGGTCGAGGTGTTCGCTCAGTAGATACGACATGAGCTTGCCGTCGAGCCAATCGCCGCGCCGGATGCCTGCAAGGTTGCGACCGCAATAGCGGTAATAAGCGCCGTTCATTCGTGTCTCCAGTCGCGCGCCGAGAGTGGCGCGGTTAACCAAGTGTGAGGATATAGGCCAGTAACGCGAGCAGTCCGACGCACGTCGCAATGACGCATACCGCTAGACCGATTTCCGCAAAACGCTCGAACATGTTTGCATTCTCCCGTCCGACCTGAGCCATAGCATATGCTAATCGTCTGGCGATGTGCAAGGAAAAATGTGACGCGCGTCACAGAATCGCACAAAGCCGTGCTTGGCACGGATATTGCATATAGCTTGCAGGTCTCGGGCCGTAAACCTCGCAAAATGCGTGCCGTTCTGCCCTAAACGCTAGCTGAGTGTGCTTTGTCCCGATTTTGTCCCGGTGTCCCGATTGGCGCGACCGTTTTGGGTTCCTAGATGGAAAACGGAAATATTTTCTGACGATTTGGCATTGTTTTACGGGACAAATCGGGACAATCGGCTAATCACTGAAAAATAAGGGCTTTTTGTGTCCCGATTTCTGTCCCGATTTCGAGCAAATCGGGACAAACCTCGTGCTGTCGGCTGACGGCGCTGCGCGTGTCGGTTCCCGTGGGAACCCTGCTATGTCCTCCCGTCTCCAGGCACGGCGCGTGCGCGACCGCGCAAAGCGCATGCCACGACCCGCCGAGCGCTCCAGGCGAAAAGCAGCGGTAATGGCGAGGGGGCGGGAGCCCCTTTTCGGGGACCCTAACCAGGGCTTGCGGAAGCCGGCGCTTAGTTCCACGCAGCCGGTCAGCTTTCACCAGACTGGTCGAAAGAATCGTGCCAATTGCAGCTTGGTCTCGGGCGGGGTAGAACAGCGGCAGGAGGACCACATCATGCGTAAAGCTCTGCTCATCACGGCGGCTGTGCTCGCCGCTTTTGCGGCCGGCGAACAGTTCGGCCTATATCTACATCGCCCCTTCCGGGTTGTCTGCGAGGGACCCAAGCACCAGTCTGTTTCCAGCATGCCAGGGGTATCATTATGAGTTGGGAGAAAACCTACTCGCACACTGTCGCGCTCGCCTTCGATCGTCTCGGCGCCGCGCTGCTGTTCAACCAACCTGACGTGACGATCAGCTCGTTGTGTTGGGTCGTGCGAAATGGCACGTCGCTCAAGATCGCGGAGGACGCGCTGCGCGCGATGAAGCTCGCACGATGGCAGCTTTGGTTTCTCTGGCGTGTTGGCGATGGCCTGGAGCGCTTCTGGCCCGGCCATTGCGAGCGCGCTCGGCGGAGCGACCTGCAAACCCAGGAGCGGGCGCGGAAGTTGCTCAGCGACGACCCACCGGGCTACTCTTACCTTCCATGAGCACCACATCCAAAAGCGCCGATGCGCGAGCCCGTGAGTACGCCGACGAGGCGATCACCACGATTCGCGACATTATGATCGACCCGTTCACGGAGGCGAAGGACCGCCTCCGTGCGGCGGAAACCCTGCTCGACCGTGGGCACGGCAAGGCCGCTCAGGCTGTCATTTCCGTCCCGGCCACGAGGCGCATGGCCGCGCAGCTCGCGCAGATGGAGGACGAAGCGCTTTTGGCTATTATTGCCGAGGAAAGGTTGCCATCCCTGCCGGCGCCCGAACCGGACATTGAACCGGTCATCGAAGCGGAATTTGAGCCGATCGACCCGCTTCTGCTATAAGCTCCGTCATGGAGCCCATAACAGCACAAACAGCGGCGACGGAATTACTCCGTCGCCAGCGCGCCCGCGCATCCCTCGCGGAGTATTCCCAGGCAATCGAAATCCCTGGTGTGCCGACTGTTGACTTTCTCGACGAGGAGGAAGATGTCGAGTTTGACGCGGATGGTAAGCCAGTGGGCGGCGGCAAGCTCATCACGCGCCTGACACCCGATCCGATTTATACGCCGATCGAATCGCGCATCGCCCTTCACCACTACATCATAATGATGGAGATACAGAAGTGTATCGAGACAGCACGCGGCCGACTGATGATCTTCGCCCCACCGGGAAGCGCCAAATCGACCTATGCAAGTGTGGTTGGTGTAAGTTGGGCGCTCGGCCGGAAACGAAACCAACAGATTATCCTGGCGTCGTATGGTTCCAGCATTGCTGCGAAGCAATCTCGAAAAGTTCGGACGATCTGCAAAGACCCTCGTTGGTCTGCGCTTTGGCCCGCGAGGCCATTGCTACTCGACGACCAGAGAGCCGTGGACGACTGGAGTTTGACCAACGGTTCTGCACTTATGAGCGCGGGGTTGCTCGCCGGTATTACGGGAAACCGAGCGGACGGCGTAGTGATCGATGACCCTGTGCGCAACCGCGAGGAAGCTGACTCCGCCACGATCCGCGAGAAGATTTACAACGAATACATCGACACGGTGATGACCCGCGCGAAGCCGCATATGTGGTGCATCATCATTCAAACACGTTGGCACGAGGACGATCTTGCCGGCGCGATCCTCCCCGCTGATTACGCAGGGGAGTCGGGCTTCATCAAATGCCGCGACGGGCAGACATGGAAGGTGCTATGCATTCCGGCCGAGGCGGAGCGCGAGGACGACGTGCTCGGGCGCAAGCCGGGCCAGTTCCTCTGGCCAGAGTGGTTCCCACGGGAACACTGGTCAACGTGGCGCGACAACCCGCGAGCTGCGCGAACCTGGGCTGCGTTGTACCAACAGCGGCCGGCGCCGTTCACTGGTATTCACTTCCAGCGTGATATGTTTCGCTACTACGATCCGAGGCTTGCACCTGTATGACGATGTACGGCAACTACGACGGCGCAATCGCGCTGCCCCGCTACCTGCGCAACTACGGCGCGAGCGACTACGGCACGATGGAGCCACAGAAGGGCAAGAAGGAGCCCGACTATACCGAGCATGGCGTCTGGAGCATCGACAGCCAGGGCCGGTTGTTTGCGCGTGCATGGTGGAGCAAGCAGGCGGAGACCGACAAAAGCGTCGAGGCGTTCCTTAAGTTGGTTCGTGCCTGGAAGCCAATGAAGTGGTGGCACGAGGGCGGCCTAATCGACAAGTCAATCGCGCCCTGGATACGCAAGGAAATGCGCCGCACGCGCACTTTCACAGTGTTGGAGGGCTTGCCGTCAATTCTCGACAAGGGTTTGAAGCTCCAGGCGTTTCACGGCATGGTAGCCAACGGAATGGTGTACGGCCCGTTGGGGGAACCCTGGTGGGAGCGGGTCATCGACCAGCTCATCAAATTTCCTGGCGGCCGGTGGGATGACGCGGCCGACGTGTGCGGCCTGATCGGACGCGGGCTTGACCAAATGTTCGACGCGGCGGTGCCAGTTGTGCAGGCGAAGCCCATGCTGATACCTTATAGCGCGCAATGGCTCGAATACGAAGGCGAGCAGCGACCCGCAGTGAGGTACTTCTCATGATTACTTACGTTCCAGGCATAGGACCCGTCGATGACTCGATTCCGGCAGGACAGCCGGGCGGTCCTCCTGCTATCGCGCCGGCCAGCTCGAACTCGCCAACAACGGTTGACCCGGCTGACCAGCTCGCAGTGTCGTTTAACGACACTGCACCCGGCGTGCCCGTCAATCCAACAGACACGACCGACACACCAGTTTGAGGATTCCAACATGGCCACTGTATCAACCCCAGGTTTCCCTGCGAACTTCGTAGCGAACCTGCCCACTGTGCCGAATCACACCAGTCATCCTGGGCAGCGGCCGGATTTCATGCTGACTCTGCCGAGCGGCGGCTCGTATTCGGCGCAGCACCCTGGCTTGCCGCCATCGACCCAACCGTACAAGTACACAGGACAGGCGAAATGATTATCCACGTGCCTGGATTCGGGCCGCGCTACGTTGATGAGCCGGCTCCGACTGCTGAGCAGAAGGCGGAGGCAAACCCTCTGCCGTCTGTTGCGGACGCGATTCGGCAAGCGAATCTGCGGCAGACACAGGTGCTCAGCTACACCCGGAATCCCTCGGTGCCGAGCCCGCTGGTGAACGGCGAGCAACCGGGCGATCCTACTTCGAGTGGGCAGACGACCAAGCCACACTCCGTCAACGATCATCCCGTGGTGACCTAACATGGCTGACACTTCCACAGACGGCGTGAGCGGCGGCCCTTCGGGCGGCTTCGCCGGCATCACGTCGGACCCTCAGCAGAACGCCAACGGCGGAATGCAGGGCAACAACACCCTCAAACAGCAGGGCGAGAAGGTCGAGCGCGACCCGAAAGAGGCTGCGCTCGTCAAAAAGCTGTGGAAGGCATGGGAGAAAGCGAGGAAATTCGATGAGAACTTCCGCAAGCAGGTTGCCATTGATCGTCAGTATGCTGCTGGCACTTCTGACCTATCATGGGCCGTCACCACGAACCTCATTGGCGCCTTCATTGACATCCTCGTCGCGCTTCTCTACGCGCGAGACCCTGATGTCAGTGTCAAAAAGGCGACTCAGGTCGATGAGACCGACACTCAACAGATGGAAGCGTTCGCGCTGACGCTCCAGATTGTTATTTCGCATCTATGGCGCAAGGGCCGGTTGAAGAAGGCGGCTCGCAAACAGGTTCGCGGCGTGCTCAGCACGGCCGAGGGCTGGTTGAAGTGCAACCTTTTCAGCGAAAAGACACCGCAGCCCGAGACGGAGCAGGCATTGAATGATGCGCGTGAGACTGTCGCGCGGCTCCAGGCGCAGATTGCGCTCCTCGAAGACCCGCAGGGCAAGAGTGAGGAGACGCTGGAGGCTGAGAAGGCCGAGAAGGAAGCGCTGATCGAGGAGTTGGAGTCGAAAATCGAGGTAGCAGTCAACAAACTGTTTGCCATCGACTACGTTCGCACCGAGCGCATCCAAGTTTCGACCGATGTCGAGCAGATCGAGGACTACGTTAACGCCAACTGGA